TATCCGAATACACCGCCCCAGATGAAAGTTGCAATAGTTTGTTTAAAGCAACCGCCGCATTAGCCGCAGTAATCTCTTCACCTGCCGCTTGCATGAGCATCTCTTTTTTAAGTAGTTTGTAATACTTCTCTTGTTGCGGAGATAGCGGTACATCTCTTGTCTGATACGTTAGCTCTGGTAGGTCTAGACATTCCTCTTTAGTAAACCGTATCGCAGGTTGCATGAACCTATGCACTATCTGCTCTGCATCGGGTCGGTTCTTAAACGTAAACTGCGAGGTGCGTATCTGCACCATATCTCGGAACGCATTAAACGCTCTAGGTGTTTGCTTGGGGTTAACTAGTTTAATTAGTCCATACGCATCCACTGGTGACTGCGCTGCAGGTGTACCCGTTAACATCCAGAGCCATGTGTCTGCAGTAACTAGACGGTTCATTGTTTTCCATCTACGAGTCGAGACGTTTTTTAAATGCGTAGCTTCATCTACTACAATCAAATCAAACCCGCCTTCAGCAATCTCCTTCTCTACTATCTCAACGCCATCAAAGTTTATAATGATTATCTCTGCATTACCCTTAATAATCTGAGCACGTTTCTCTCTACTACCATGTGCAATCTCAACTGACCGATGCATAGCTGTCTTAAACAAATCTTTGCGCCATGCCGCATCCATAATAGATAGAGGGCAAATCACAAGCATACGGCGTATCACACCGAGTTTCATTAGGTAGTCAGCCGCCCAGATAACAGAGTTAGTCTTTCCCGTACCCATCTCATTTAAGCAAAAGGCTCTTCGGTTAAGTGTTAGGAACTCTGATGTTACTCGCTGATGGTCAAAGGGTTTATACATCCCTGTCCACGTATACTGTGTGCGAATAGGTGAGGGCACGTTTTTAATACCTATGTTGTTTAGGATATGCGCTTCACCCAGTCCAAAGTTTACCCATACATCTGCCGTACCAAAATCAATATCTTTAATTTTACTTTTAGGTATTACCCCTGTAATAGCATCGGGGGCAGTCGTCTTGATAGACAAGACCCTATCTTGAATTACTTGTATTTCCATTGTCGCTCCGTACAGCCCCTTAAGGGGGCGAATCATTTATCTTCTAATACTTCAAATAGCTGAGGCTTATTCGTACTTCTATTAAAGTACCATGCTCTTACTTTGTTTAGGCACATCTTCCGTTCACTAATACGCGTTCTAAGAGTCATGGTACATAGAGCGTCTATGTGACGCTCTACTAAACTCTCAGGTAAACCAGACTCCGTTGCAATAATCTGCACTGACTTTACGGATACTTCCATATTATTTCTTCTTAGGTTTAGCTTTTTTTGGTGGCTCGTTCTTCTTCATAGTGTGGTCACTGTTGCGTTGGAACGAACGATTCACTTCTGGGTCTCTAAGACGTAGGTTGTCTTTACCGTTACCCGCTTTAACGCCTTTGATATGGTCTATGTCTTTCCCAGTGCGGTCAATACCCGCTTTATCATATGCACGGCGAGCACGTTGTCTCTCCATTCTAGCAGCGTGAGCACCGGGTCTAAGTTTTTCCAACTCGTATTCTCGTTTAATGTTTCTGTCTGCTTTGTTCTTGTAGGGCATTACCCCTCCTTATAGTTACCATTATGAATGCACCGTGTAGCCTGACACCACTTTTTGCATAGTCCGTTAGGAATAGGATTAAATACTCCCGTCTCGTAGGCTACTGACCGTTGCGCTAATACAGGTGCTAGTTTATCAAAAATACCCAATCTATTCTCATATGTATATTCTTCTTTTACCATCTCGTTAGCTACTACGAAGAGTAGCATCCCTTTGATAGTCTCAACATACGGGAACTCTAGGAACACCGCCGCCGCTAGTAGTGCTAGTTGCTTAGTGTCTGCATACTTTGCTGACTTACCTGTTTTATAATCCACAATATACGCTTTCTTAGCATCTGCGTCTACGATGACAAGGTCTGCAATACCACGCCAGAATCTATTAGGTGCTTCATAATCACAGAACTCATACCCAGTATCTGTCTTCGCCACTGCAAGTTTATACTCGCAAAGTTTTCTACCCTTAATGCTATTGATAGTATCAAGGAACTTTTTAACAAATATAAACCGCTCTGGGAGTGCCTCGCCTTTACCTATGTAGTTCTCAGCCGCAAAATGCAAATCTTTTCCATATAGCGTAGCTGAGGTATCTGCAAAAGGGATATACTTTAAAACATGATGTGCTTCGTACTGCTTAGGGCAGGTAATAAACCTGCTTAGTGAACTATAAGTAAAACTAGGAACATTCATTTTTCTGTATCCATCTTAAGTAGGCTCGTTCGGGTGATGAGCCAGTACACGTTATGGAATCCCACTCTGTGTAGCAGACCCACATCTTACCGATTTTTCTTATTTTCGGCTTCAAATATGTCAGCGCAGTCTTTGTCACACCATCTCCTCTTATGCCCTATGAATTCTCCACACGTCCAGCAAAGTCCAGTGGGGTTAGTTGTATCTATATTTGCAGCTTCTCTGCAAATAACTGCGATAAGTTTATCTCGCATCATCTCCTCATGCAGTGACGCGAGGTCTGTGTTTCCTTCTTCTATTGCCATGTTATTTTTCGTTATGTATAAATACTAATCGGGATAAGTACCATTGCGCTTTCTGCAAGTCTTCATGTGCTTTACCTTTGTTTCGGTATCGCCACATATATTTAAAGATGTTGCCGCGCAGATACCCAATAAACTCTTCGGGCGTAAGCATTGCTTCCATCGCCTCAATACACTCTATTTTACCATTTTTGTAGTGTGGAGGCTCGTTAACCATGTCTTCTTTTACTGTATGTACACTGTCGCCCATGTATAGTTGTCCTAGTGTGTATGCATCGTAAATTGTTTTAGCTTTGTCGTTCATAGTGTCATCTCCCAACCTGTCGGCTTTATTAAATGTTGTTGTAAAAACTTTCTACACATCTTGTTGTCTAGTGAACTAACGTCCCTGCGCTTGCGTCTTTGCAAGCTGTCTTGCACTCCTGCTACCACTGCACATCTCTTACATATTGTACTATCTGTTTTAAAGGCTGACCCTTCTTTGATTAAGTTACATACCTCGCATAACCTATTCATGCTCAAGCTCCTTAAAAATGTTTGGTGCGATTCCATGTAGCTGACGGTTAATCTCATGTGCTACTGCGCGTATCTCCCATTGCGCCTCTTTACCGCTACGCAGTTTGATGAAGTCATACCACGCTTGGAAGTTACCCACTACAAGAAGCTCTGTTGTTGTACCCTGTGGAAGAATGAACCGTGCATCTTCTTTTTTAACTCCCGCATCTAATAATTCTTGGTATAGATACGCTAACGATTGCACAGCGTTATTTACTTTGTCACCTAGTTTAAATTCAATTGATTCTGGTATAACCATTGCTACTTCACCTTCATTGCAATACCTCTGACTACGTTGCAGGAAATCCAAATGCTTACTGCGAACAAACTGGTGACTACAGATACGGCTAATGTCTTCAACTAAGAATGTCGCATGAGCAAAGCGTAGTGTAGATAGATGACCTTTTGTTACACAGTGTTCTGCGCGTTTGATGCACTGCTCTGGTGATTGCTCACCCGTCTTACCGTAGCATATTCCTGCAAGTAATCCGATGTGTTCTTCGGGATTGGGTGTGCTTTGCACTAGGGTTACTTTCATTTCTTCTCTCCAGTAAGCTGATAAGGATGACAGGTTAAATTCCATTTTGAGCTAGTCAACTGCATAGATTTAAGAACAAAGTCCTGTCTAACTGCCGCTGATTCGCATGATGTTTTGTCTGCAAATGTTGATGTGCTTTGTGTCACATTACCTTGTGAAATTAGAGTGCTGATTAAAATATAAGCTGTTGTTGCAATCATTTTCCTGTACTCCCAAAGCCACCTGCACCACGCTCAGTCACTGCGCTAAACTCCTCTACCTCTACAAACTCTGCTCGCACTATTGGAATAAATTTCATTTGAGCAATGCGATCTTGCGGATTAATCTTGTACACACCAGTACCTGTATTCTTTACTGACACTTTAAGCTCTCCCGTGTAGTCACTATCAATTAAGCCAACACTATTGCCGAGTTTGATACCATGATTATGCCCAAGACCACTGCGTGGCAGAATGACAGCCGCAACATTATCGTCATTGATGTTGATGGCAATTCCTGTTGGAAT